ATCAGACTATTATAATGCTAAGATAGGATTTGAGAATGATAGGGGAGCTGTGATACAATACGCAAGACAGCACAGAAAGTTGCACAGACTACAAGAGGAGTTTGAAATGCTGGATAAAAAAGATTTACGTTCTAAAAATGTAAAGAGACAGTATGGTATGCATACAACAGAAGCTCGTAAAAGACAAGGCGAGTTATATATACGAGATTGGCTAAACTCAGTTAGATCTGTAGATGAGGATGGTAAAACTACACTTAATCTGCACAAGATATATGATATGGCATTACTTCAAGAGCTTATAAAGTTTAATCACAAGGGTAACTTTGACCGCGTAATGGCACTTATGATAGGCATGTATCACACGAGAGAACTTTATAATGCAGAGGTAAAAGAAATACTAGAAGATAATTCTGCAAACGATTGGTTTGATAAAAACTACAGCTAGTGTTATATATGTAAAGGAATATGTAAAAACTATACACATGCTAAAAAATCAGATAAAAAAACTTAATTTTGCATACATATGTATTTAGGGGGAGACAAAATACCGCAGCAAAAGCTGCCTTTATCAAAGAAAAATAAGACATGGAGAGAAAGCTGTGTAGAAGCTTACATAGATCTTTCTAATCAAGGAGTCAACCAAAGAAAGGATGACCTCAAACGCTTATATGATTACTATAACGGTGTAATTTATGAGGATGACTATCGTTACGTTACACATCCTTACGGCAAGAGTCGTAATAATTTCCCCTCTAAAATGCGTAACTATCCTATTATCAAGCCTATCATTGATCTCCTCTTGGGTGAAAAGTCTAAAAGACCTCTTAATTACACCGTTACCGTACAAAATGGGGATGCAGTTAGTCAAAAAGAGCAAGCAAAGCAAGAAGCTATCTACCAGAATGTTCAGATGCAGTTCTTACAATCTCTTAAACAAACTAACCCAGAATTATTACAACAGATAGAAACGCCCGAGGATATACCTCTCCCAAAACAAATAGCAGATCAGTTTGAAAACAGTTATGTAGATAACAGAGCTATTAAAGGACAGCATGCTTTAACATACATTATGCAATCTGAGGAAGTGTATGATAAATTGCAAAAAGCATGGTTTCATTTCCTAGTATCAGGAGAAGTATACACCCATAGAGGAGTAAGAAGCAAAGAGCCTTTTTATGATATTCTAAATCCTATTGATGTAGACTATGATAAAGATCCAGACATAGAATTTGTAGAAGATGGTGATTGGGCTTTAGTTAGAAAATATGTACATGCATCTACAGTAATAGATTCTTTTTATGAATCATTAACTGAAGAGCAGGTCTTAGAATTAGAAGAACCTAGACAGTCTGATCCAGAATCTTATTTATTATACAGACAATCTCGTGCAGGAGCAGACTCAAATACTTATAGAAACAGATTAATAGAAGTTGTAAGTGTATATTGGAAGTCTAGGAAAAGAGTAGGCTTTTTAGAGTACGTAGATCCAGAGACAGGATCTATAGAAGAGATGGAGGTTGATGAAACCTTTAGAATGCCTAAAGAATTAAAAGAGACAGGCGCCAAAATAACTTATCTTTGGGTTAACGAGGTATGGGAAGGTACTAGAATTGATGGTAGAATGTATGTTAACATTAATCCTGTAGCTAACCAAAGATTGTCTTTAGATAATGTTTCTACTTGTAAGTTACCTATAAATGGTAGAAAGTATTCTGATATAAACGCTGATAATATTTCTTTAGTGTCATTAGGTATACCTTATCAGTTAAACTACAATATTTATAAGTACAGATTAGAATTGGCTATTGCTAGGAGCAAAGATATTATTGCTCAGTTTGATATTAACATGATTCCTAAGAAGTGGGACATGGACAAGTTTATGTATTACGTTGAAGGTACGGGTATAGCTTGGGTAGATTACAACAAAGAAGGAATACAACTCAACCCACAGCATCAATCCGTACTGGATATGTCTATTAAAACAATTGGTCAATATGTAACTTTATTAGAATCTATATTGAACGAATGGGAAAAGTTATCTGGTGTATCTAGACAAAGACAAGGTACTATTGGAGCATATGAAGGTAAAGCTTCTAGTCAGCAAGCTATTGTACAATCATCTCATATTACAGAAGATTTATTTAGAAAGTTTGGTCGACTAGAGCAAAGAGATTTACAAGCACTTGTTGACTATTCTAAAGAAGCATGGCTTACAGGTAAACAAGGAATGTTTGTCATGCCTGACGGTACTACAGACTTTTTAGATATAGATACCTTACAACACATGGAAGCTAACTATGGCATCTTTGTATCTGACTCAGGTAAAGACATTGAAAGGTTAGATCAAATGAAACAACTTGCACAAGCTATGATGCAGAACGGTTCTAAAGGATCTACAATTGCAGAAGTGTTAGAATCAGAAAGCTTTACTCAGATAAAAGGTAAATTAAAAGCTGCAGAAAAAGCACAAGAAGAATTAGAACAGGCTCAACAGCAAGCTGAACAGCAACAAGCTCAACAACAAATGCAAATGGAGCAGGCAAAAGCAGAACAAGAGCTGATTGAGAATGAAAAAGATAGACAAAAAGATATTGAGATTGCTTTGATTGGAGCAGAGTCTAGAAAGAATCCTGAAACAGACGCATTTAATATGCAGAAGATGATGCAAGATTTTGAGATGAGGCAGAAAGAACTTAGTGTTAGAGAGCGTGAATTAGAGGCTAGAGTGGCAGATGACGCAGAAAAAAGAAGCATAGACAGAGAAAAAAATAAGGATAAGTGATATATAATAAAGACATATCCAAAAACATATGTATGTGTACCAAGACCTACATATTTAACTATTTTTGTAAAAACTAATTATATAGATTATGAACCCAGAAGAAGAAAACATCGGACTAGATGACATCTCATTTGACGATGTTATTAGTGGCGGGTCAGAAAGCACAGAGGTTGCAGAAGACTTAGCAATAGACGCACCAGAAGCAACTGACGAAGAGTTAGATGCGGATGCAGAAGGATTAACAGAATCTGAAGAGGAAGAAGAAGAAGAGGAAAGCTCTGAAGAGGATGAAGAGGATGATTACGAAGAAGATGAAGAGGACGACGAAAGAGATCCTGTAGAATCTACAGTAGTCGCAGAGATCTTAGACAAATTGGGATATGAAACTGAAGAAGAGTATGATGATACTCCTGAAGGTTTACTAGCAATGACTCAAGACGTAGGAAAGCAAATGGCAGAAGATCAATTAGATCAATTGTTTGAAAACTTTCCGCTTGTAAAAAATCATTTAGAGTACGTTCTAAACGGAGGAGATTCTAAAAACTTTATGCAAGCTTACGATCCTAAATTAGATTACAACCAGTTAGAACTGGTAGAAGACGATTCAAGAAGTCAAAAAGGCATTTTAGCAGATTACTTTGCAACAAAAGGCCACGACAAAGATTTTATTGATGAGTTATTGACAGATTATGAAGACACTGGTAAGTTATACCAGAAAGCTGAGGCCGCTAGAAGAGCATTAGGTAAGATGCAAGAAACTTCTAGACAACAACTAGTTGAATCTCAAAAACAAGAGAAAGAACAACGAGAAGCTCAGCAGCAAGAGTTTTGGAATGGTGTGTATGAGACTATTGAAAATAACAATGAGTTCGCAGGTATCACAGTTCCAAATAGAGAGAAGTCAAAGTTTTTTGACTACATCTCGACACCTGTGACTAAAGATGGTCGCACACAGCGAGATTTAGATCATGCTGAATCAGAGATAGAGACTAAACTTGCAATTGATTATTTGATGTACAAAGGTTTTGATTTACAAAAACTTGTAGAAAAGAAAGCTAGAACATCAAATGCAAAATCATTGAAAGAGAGAATTTCTAGAAATGAAGAAAGAGTTAAAAGCGCACAAGGGCGTCAAAGACGTAAGAGTAAGCAAGTAGACTTAGATGATTTAGATCTTAATTTTTAATTAAAAATGGCAATTTTAAAATGCAACTTAACTTTATAAAAATTAGATAATTATGCCACAATTGAATGGAACGAACATTAGCGTTCAAAAGACGTTTTATAATGATTCGCAGATGACAGACATGAACAGTCTGGCAAATGCATTATTGTCTAAGCCAACTGAACTTTCTCCGATTATCACGCATCTAGCGGGTAAAGATGATAAAAGATTCCCACTATCTTTCTTAACAGAAGGAGCTGGTAATGTTCAATCAATCGACCGTTTAGAGTATGAATATCGTGTGGCTACCCACAAATTGAGAACACGTCCAGTGGCTGTGACAAATGCAGGAGCAAATTTAGGACAGGGAGGATCAACTTTCACGTTAGTATTCCCTGATAAACGATTTATATTTCCTTACGTATTAGTAAACTCAAAAGGTGAACTAGCACGTATCATGCAAGAGCCTAAGCCTTATGTAGGTGGTTCTGGTTGGGAGTATACATTACAATTAGTAAACCCAGCAGCAGCTACAGTATTAACTTCAGGTTTTACTGCAGGTGATCTTTGGGCTCAATTGTATGCACCAGTAGGTGTTGACTTCTCAAGAGGTAACGCTTCTAACTGGCAAGCTCCAGGAAAAGTTCGTAACAAAATCACAACAGTACGTAAATCTTACCACATGTCAGGACATGCAAAAGATTTCGTTGCAGAATTCTCTTTACCTACTAAAGGTGGTGGTTCTACAAAACTTTGGATGGATTACGAAGAGTACCAACACATGCTTGACTTCAAAGAAGAGTGTGAAATGTACTACTGGTACGGACAAAAAACTTATGATGCAAACGGTAACACGTTTATGAAAGATGAGAATGGACAGCCTGTTATTGTAGGTCCTGGTTTATTCGAGCAAATCGTAAACACTGATACTTACTCAACTATGACTGAGTCTAAGTTGAAAAACATCATTGGTGATTTATTCTACCAAATGACAGACGCTAACCAGAAGCAAATTACTTTGTATACTGGTACTGGTGGCGCAAGAGAGTTTGATGAAGCTCTAAAATCACACTTTGCAGGTAACTCCTTCAAAGTAGGTGGTGAGAACAGATTCATCACAGGTAGCGGACGTAACTTAGGATTGACTGGTTACTTCACTACATATGAGCATGTAGATGGTCATGTAATCAACGTGGTAAAATTACCATTGTTTGATCATGGTCCAGTTGCACAAGCTCGTGGAAAGCACCCTGTTACTGGTTACTCTTTAGAGTCTTACCGTATGGTATTTGTTGACCAGTCTAACTATGACGGACAAGCTAATCTTACAATGATCTCTAAGAAAGGTCGTGAGATGATGCGCTGGTGTGTTGCTGGCTCTGTAGTTCCTAGAGGTTTCTCTGGCTCAGATGCAAGAGCATCAGACGTTGACGGTGCGAGCGTACACATGTTGAAGACAGCGGGTATCTGCTTACGTAGATTTGATACTTCGTTGGACATTCAGTGTGTAGCTTCTTAAATTTGGCGTGCATTCGCAAGTCTATATATTGGTTTTTGGTTAAGGTCGTGGGGGGTAAAACCCCCACATCCTTACTTTAAAAATATTGGAGAGTTATACTTTACATCCACTAATTAACACTTTAAAAGTACTACATTATGAGTAAAAAAGTTTATTTAAGGGCTAAGCCGATTAACAATCACTTACCTAAAGAAATTAACGCAAGCGCTGTTAGGAAACTAAGTAGCGTATATGTCAACAGACAACCACTTAAGCCTTTTAATCCAGCAGATGAGAAGACTTATTTAGATGGAATGTTAGACGTAGATCCCGCTCACATGGAGTGGCCAAAACACACTAAAAAATTCTGGGCAGAATTTACTGTCGCAGTAGGCTTTGAAGGTGTAGAACTAGAAGTAGGAAAGACAGAAGATGGACATCCTATTGATATTACTGATTATCTTAAATACCATTTTGCATTGAAACATCCACATGTAGCATTATCAGAAGAAGAAATGATTGGGGACTCTCAAAAACGTTTCTATATTCACGACATTGCTAAAAAGGATATGATGCGTAATAATGATATTCAAATCAAAAAAGATGCAGATAAAGCATTTATCAAAGTATCTAATGATGAGAAGCAGATGAGAAGAGTGTTCAGACTAGTAGGTAGTATGAATCCTGATACGTTGACAAGAGAGCAAGTTGAAAACATGCTTTACGACATTAAGGAGAAATCACCTAAGCAGTTTATCAAAGTATGTGAAGATAAGCACTTAGAATTAAAAGCAGAAATTGAAACAATGGTTACTGCAGGCGTTCTAAGAAAGATAGGTAATCAAGTTATCTTTATCGACGAAGTACTAGGAGAAACTATGGATGACACAGTTATACACTTGAATGACAAAAAGAACTCAGGTAAATTAACAATTTTAAGAGCAAAACTTAAACAACTAGCATCTTAATGAATGTAACTGAAATGCATATAGCTGTACAGCAAGGAGTGGATAAGATTAATTCACTCCAAGCTGACAGTTTGCTATCCGAAGAGATAGATATTGAATTAAATAAAAATATGTACAGGTTTATCAATACCAAGTACGGTAGAAATAATATCTACAGAAAAGGTTTTGAAGAATCTCAAAAAAGAATAGATGACTTGCGTACGCTCGTGCGTGAGTATGAAGCTCCAGTATCATTTAAGGAGCAATTAAAAACAAAAATATTTGTTGACACTTTCCAACTACCAGGAGATTATATGTATTTGGTAAATCAACAATCAAGACTGTGGATAGATAACTGTAGGCCTATTACCTACTCACTGGTTAATCCTCCAGCTCAATACTATTTTGTACTAAGCTTAAATAACTTTGTTACAAATAATGCAACTAATAATTCTTCTACATTTGTAAATGGTATTGATATGGTAGCAGATGTTACAGGAGTTGATCCTACATCAGCATCAATATGGAATCCTTCAGCTGCATTAATAGCAGGAGGATGGACACCAGAAAGTTACCCTTCAAATATAGAAGCAGTTAAACAAGATATTGTAGATAATCCAGGAATAGGATT